CCCGCGGATTCATAGATTGATGATTAGATATAGAAGCCGAAGCAAACGCCGCTGGTGCCGTTGGCGCCGTTACGGTTCGCGCCGCCGCCGCTGCTCACATTGCAGAAGTTGTTGGAGTTGCTCCCATCAGGAGAACGCTCCCACCACCAGTACGCATCTCCGTCTTCGTCGACCTTGATACGGTTGCGGCGGTCCTTGAAGTACTCGAACTGGAAGCCGCGGTCAGGGTCGTTCTCGGTCCAGTCATGGTCGCCAAAGACCTCCATCTCAGAGAAGAGCCAGAGCTTGTCTTCCTCTTCGCCGAACTTGCGGGGCTTGATAGCCGCGACGAGCTCGTCAGGAAGCAGCGCGATAATTTCCTCGTTGAGGTAGCGACGCATATCGCAGGCAAGCCAGCCTCCTTTGTTGGTCCAGTCCTCATTCATGCAGTGGTAGCCGAGCAGATTCTTCAGCCCGATAACGCCGTCGTCCATGACGACGAACACGACCTCGCGGCCGTCCTTGAGAGTCTCGACGATTTCATCGCCGACCTTGAGCGTACCCGGATTCGCCCAGTTAAAGGCGCGGGTCTCTTTCGTTGTGATAGTTGCCATAATAAAACCTCCTGAAAAATATATTTGCTTATAAGAGCGTTCTGCCCTTGAAAAGCCTTCTGATAGTCCATACATCGGAGCAGTACATCGGCGTAAACCAGTAGTTCTCCAATGAGTCGTCCGAGCGCATGGGCTCGGTAAGCGAGTTACCTACCTTGATATAACCGGCGACGCCGAGAAGCGAGAGCTGGATATAACACATATAGGCCACGGTGTAATCAACGTCCTGCGCGGTCACGAGAATATGATTCTGCCAGTTCAGACCCGCCTTGCTTATCTGCTTAGCTGCGGCATGAACGCCGGCAATCAGAGTAGCTCCGGCACCGCAAGCACAGTCGTTAATTGAGATATAACCTTTTGCCTCGATAGTCGGCAGCACGTTGTCGCAAGTTATTTCCGCCATCATTCGGCAAACATCGTAGGGCGTAAAGAACTGCCCGCCGGAGTCATTGCCGAGGTTAAGTGCCATGAAGATACTTCCGAGGAAGTCCTGCTCCGGATTCTTCTCGAGAGCAAGGACCACTTCCGCAGCGAGCTGCGGAAAAATTTCTTGCTCCTTCTTGTTGTACTTCTGAGTCCGCTTGAGGTAGAGCTCTTCACGCTTTTCAAAGTGAGACTTGTCGACTGCGTTCGAGATAGCGCAAGCGTACATCGTAACGAAGTCCTGCCAGACCTCCCACGGAGTCCAGCGGTATGTAAGCTCTCGGAAGAGCTTTACAAAAGGTTGGTCGTCGGTCTTCCCGACTCTTTTTGCCATTGATTTACCTCCTTTAATAAAGTAGTGTGCTAAAGCAATCAGCCCGAAAGAAACGCCCTTGCGGGCGAATCTTTCTTACGCTGTTGCGTCCTTATTCATTTGATAGTAATACCCGTGCCCAGTCTTTTCGTCATCAAAGGTGAACTCACAAATCTCATTGTAGCAAGCTCCATCAAAGCCGCGGACGAATGTTTGGCAATCATAGGGCAGGTCCCGACAAACCTCAGCCTCACATGGTGCAGACTCTGCAGGCTCTATGTAACGGTAATTGCCAGCGTAGCAGACTTTCTTGCCGTTAATAACAGCATAGTGGTGATTGCTGGGCTGAATGGGATTTACGAATTGCTCAAGCTCAAGGCCAAAATCAATACCTTTCTTTTTGCACGCAAATCGAATTTCTGCAAAAAACTTAGCCGGAGTTACGTTGTTCCGAGTAATTTCAATTTCATAAGTCATTTTATTTTGCCTCCCTGCTTTAGGTGTTACGCACCTTACATTTATTATTATGCCGCGTTTTACTGATTTCGGGAGCGCGCAAAACAGCCGGGATTTTGCGAACTTTCCATTGCGGTTTTACCGCTTTCAGTCAACCGCGTCTACCTCGCCGGCTCTCATAGCAGCCAGAATCGCGTTGAGCTCGTTTGCGAGGAAACGGTGGCACATACGCAGCTTCATGTCGAGCTCCTTCTTCGTGTATTTGCGGTCGACCGCTTTAAGGTAGTCGTACCACGGAGAAAAGTCCGGGTCGAAGAGCAGGCAATGCGTCTCATCATAGCAAAGCTCGAATACCTTCTTTACCTCAAAGCATTTGCTGAAATGTTCTGCCGACCGGCGAACGGTCCAGTTTGTAGCCTTTACGGCGTCCGCGCACCGCTGTAAGGCGGAGTAGCTGTAGCAAGCGCATTGGAAATTCATAGAATCGTTACCTCCTTAGGGTTTACTTTTTCGCCTGAACGCGATATAATATATGAACACTCTTAAGCTCAGCCGGTCTTGTGACCGGCCAAGCTCTCGAGTGGACGAGGTTAGTCGTCAGTTACGTATTCAAGGTACTCGGTGTCGGTTGCGAAGAGCATGTACTCTCCGTTTACCAAGCCCATGAATCCGTAGTCGGTATAGTAGCCGTCCATGATTAACCTCCTTTCTGAGCTCTCGTTGCTGGAACAACGGGGGCTCTTTTCTTTGTCAAGGCTTTCCCCTTGACAATTATTATTTTACCGTGTTCAGTAGAAAAAGGGAGCGCGCAAAACTGCCGGGATTCTGCGAACTTTTCGTTGCAGTTCTACCGCAAATAGTAAAAGGCCGGAGCCGTCCCACGAAGGAACGACTCCGGCCTTATCTCTTAGGTGAGCTGATTTACTTTTTTCTGTACGGCGGCGTAGTCATACCCCGCAGCTTCAAGCCGCTTCTTACGCTCTGCGCCGTTGCCCCACTTGCCTTGCAGGACTTCTCTGGCAAGCTCGTCGACCGACTTGCCCATACCCTCCTCAGTGGTAAGGAACGCCGAAAAGCCTGCGGCTTGCAGCTTCTTCAACGCGGCCTCCGCGTTCGCTTTGACCTTGAAGGCCCCGACCTGAATCTTGTAGAGGTCTCCGGCCTTCACCATGTAGGTATCAAAGCCTTTCGCCTTGACCTTAGCCAGCATGGCATCTGCGTTTGCCTTAGACTTAAAAGCACCTGTCTGGACGCGATACAAGCCCCCAGACGGCTTTTTAGGCTCGGGCTTGATATTTGTACTCCCGAGGCGTTTGTTGACCTCAGAGGCAATCTGGGCGTGCCGTTCATAGAGATATGTACCGGGGCAGCTCTTATTCGCAAACCACCGGTGCACGGTCATGTTCTGCTTGTCCGGCTGACCGATAAGAGACTTGTCGGCCTTCCACTTGAGTTCCTTGATACCGTTGCGCTTGCAAATATCGACGAGCAGGTCGATGAGCGCGGCGTAAGCCTTAGCCGTTACAGCGTAAGGCTCTTTGGTGTCGCTGGCGACCTCAATCGTGATTGCGCGGTTATCGTTCGCCGCGTTCGAGGAGCACCACGAGCGGTCTTTCTCCTCGACATACATACCGATACGGCCGTCATACCCGATACCGTAGTTGCTGGACGCCTGTCGGGAAGTAGGCGCAAACACATTGCCAAGGGTCTCGACCGAGCATTGACCGACCACGCAATGGATAGTTACGGTATCGATTTTGTGGTTGCGAGGGCTCGACTTATTCGGCGAGATTTTCGTATAGTTTACGAGCGGGCTGTTACTCATTTTCGGTACCTCCTTCTGTCTTAGCATTCAGGATAGCCACGAACTTAGTAAAGGCCTCCTTGATGTACTTGCAGGCCACGAGCAGCACGGCGCCGATGATAATAAGGTCAGCGAAGAGGTCAGAATACTCCTCGGGAATCGCCCAGCCGACTTGATTTGCAAACAGGGGCAGAGTCGTGATTGCGGTGCAGAGCAGCGTCAGCCCGACCACGAAAGTCAGAATCTTAAGGCCACTCGCAATGAGCTTGTCCTTGTCAAAGGCCTCATGCAGAATCTTGATGTTGTACCAGAGCGAAAAGGCGACATTCGCAAGGTACGCGGCGAGGAAGATAAGCATGGCCCAGCCGATGTTGATAAGGTTTTGCAGTACGCTTTCTAACATGTTTTTAGTCCTCCTTTGAATCATTGTATATATCAGGCCCGTACTTCTTACGGAGCTTGATTCGGTTTTCGGCTTTCGCCTTACTGTAGTAGAAGCCGGTTGCGGTAGCGAGCTCGGCAAAGATGGCGGGGATAAGGTATGCAAGCGGCGAGGTGTCGCCGGTTTTCCAAACAACGGCCAAAGTAAAGACCGTTACGATACCCGTAGCGGTCCCGACGATGGCGATTATGATTTTGGAAAACTCTCGTTTCTTAGCTCTCATCGGGTGGCGATACTGGCAGCTCTAAGAACTTGTTATGGAGGTCGTCCATAACGCCGTTCACGCCGAGGGAGTGGTACTGCTTCCAGCAGTTCTCGAAGTTCTCCCGGGCGTAGATAGGAGCGAAGCCGCGTTCCTCCCATTTGTTGTAGTCGCTAATCATCTGCGACCTGAGCAAGGCTTGCAGTCCCGCCTTTACTGCAGCCGTGTCCAGAGCGTTCTTCTTGACGAGGGAGTGCAGGTACTTGAAGACGGCCGCAATGAGCGCGGGCGCGCCCAGAAGGCAGAGCCATTGATAAACCGTCATTCAGTAACCTCCTCCCAGCCGTAGACCCCCGGCTCCCAAACGTTATTTGCGGCAGTGCTTACCCAGTGCTTGCCGTTATGCGCCACCTTGTCGCCGAGCGCGTAGGCGTCATGCGCCCCGAGGGGCTGAGACCATTCGGGGTACTCGACCGTAGGGTCTCCGATTTCCTTCCAGAGACTTGCAGTAGCCGGCGGCGTCCAATCTGCTTGCGAGCTGTGCGCTTGTACGCAGCGGTACAGCTTTCCTTTGTAAGAGCAAATTGCCTTGACCGCATAAGCTACCGGATATGCCCATTCCGAAAACTGCTCGGCGTGTTCTGTGAGAGTCGCGTCGTCGAGTTGTTCTGTCTCTGCCATTTTCACGAAAACAAGACTCGCAAGCTCCGGAGCCCGTGCTTTTGCGAGGGCGGTCAGATTCGCCTCAGTCGTGTAGAACTCCCCGGCATGATAGAAGTAGAAGCCGGCGACAACTTCCGCGGGAACCCTCTCGACCTCAACAAGAGTATGCCGGTCGCAGAGGTACCCGACCTGCTGAGTAGGCCAGAAGGTGTTGGAGTCGTTCGAGTAAATCGCGTCGGCTTTGTCTTGCTCGCTGAGAACAACAACGCCGTTTGCCTGCTTGCGAACATAACAGGGGTGCTCGCAGATTTCGACAATGAGATTTGCCGAGTTTGTGATTAAGTACATAGCGCTTTCCTCCATTCGATTTTATTGTTCGGGTGGAATCCAAACAGTTTCTTAAAATATAGGTCCATGCGTTCGACGGCATGGAAGCTGTTTCCCCGCTTCATGTGTCCGTGCCAGCTCTCATAGGCGCTGCAAATATCTGAGAGTGGAAATACACGCCGGACGAACTTGCCGGCGATTTTCACGACTCTGCCCTCGATATTCCAGCGCTTGAACTTTTTGAGCTTGCGCCGGATTTTCTTAATACTCTCAAAGCTCATTTTACGAAGGACCTTCCCGGTCTCCGTCAGCTTGAAGCGGATTTGCAGGAACTTGAAGCCCTCGCTGAGCTTCTTGATTTTTGTCTTTTTCGTATTAAGAATAATGCCGAGAGAATCACAGACCTCTTTCATGCGAGTAAGACACTCTTTGAGGTATTCCTTGCTCGGGTGAATCAGATAGCCGTCGTCCATATATCTGGCGTAGCCCTTAATGCCGAGCTTTTCCTTGATGAAGTGGTCGAGCTTATTCGGCAGCATAAGAGCGGCAGTCTGCGAGATTTGACTTCCGAGCCCGTAACCGATGGGCCCGAAATTATCGAGGCACTCGTTCGCGAGAGCCCTGATTCTCACATCATGCACACGCTTTGCCAGCTCACGGCTGACCGGCCAATGCTGCGCGTTGGCGAAGTAGTTGGAGAAGTCGAAGAGAAGAACATAGCCCTCCCGGCCGTACTTCCTGTAATGCCTTTGCAGGTGGCAGGAGAGACGGTTAAGAGCGAAGTCGATTCCTTTGTTCTCGGTACTTGCGCCGTTGTCATAGATGAACGACGGTTTTAAGGTCGGGTTGATGACCTTATCGCAGAGCGTCCTCTGCACAACGCGCTCGCTGATGTGAATGCTCCTGATGTGCCGCATTTTCCCTCGGTCGTAGAGGTCGAACTCGATAAAGCCTCGGCTCTTATACGTCCCGTCAAGAAGCGCGCGCCGAGTTGTGGCCGTATTCGTTACGAGATTGAAGCGGTAAGTCTGCGTGGAGCTTTTCCAGCTAACGCCGCGGCAGCAGATATGCCCGGATTGATATAGGTTTTCATAAGAAAAGACGTCCTCAAAATCTCCGCAGGATTTGCTGAGAGCGAGGCGTCTTTCTTGCCGTTTCTTGACTCGCCTCTGATAGCGAGCCTCGTGTCTTTCTTCGCTTGTCATTAAAAATTGTCCCCTTCGTACAGTGTTGCAGGATTTCACGCGTAAAAGTAACTGCATAGTAGTACCGCCCATGAAACACGGTCCGCGTAAACCGTGCCATGCAAGCAGCGTCCGAGCGACTACATCAAAGGAGTGTTTTAGCCAAAAGGCAGGGTACGAGTCATCCTTCCATAAAGGTACTGATTTCGGCGGTTTCCCGCTTACTACGTCGGACCTGATTCCTTATGGAATCCGAAGCAAACGCCGTTGGTGTTGTTGGCGTTGTTATTGTTCGCGTTGCCGTTGCTGTTCACATTGCAGAAGTTGTTGGAGTTGCTCCCATTAGGAGAACGCTCCCACCACCAGTTCGCAGGACAAGACAACAGTATCATGACAGGACCCGTATATCGGTTAGGGCAGATTCTTGAATCGCTCTTTATCCGATTTCTTTACGCCGGAAATTAGCTTAGCCTCCTCACTGATGAGGGAAGCCCACTCCTCGAGAGAATTATCGAGCCAGCGCAGCTTTTCAGGATTTTGCTTGAGAAGGTCTGCCATAATTCCGAGCTGACCGATAAGCGCCTGAAGCATGGCGTTTGCCTCGATAAGATGGTCCCGCCGAAGCTGGGCCTCGTGCTGATTTCCGGGAAAAACGCTGTTCGCCATTTTGACCTCATTGTAGACGGTATCGGCGAGAGCGCTTAGCTCCTGAGCGCCATAGAAGGTGTACCTCTTCGGCATTTTCAGGCAGCATTTTCTTGTATGCACGGCGAGCTTGCGCGCAGTCTCTACGAACTGGACCGAGCTGTCTCCTCGCAGTGCTTTATAAACTGACATAGTTAGCTTTTACCTCCTACCGGGGCCACAAGGGCCCCGGATTGACTAAAGATAGTAGATTAAACACAGAAGCCGAAGCAAACGCCGCTGGTGCTGTTGACGTGGTTATTGTTCGCGCCGCCGTTGCTGCTCACACTGCAGAAGCTGATGGAGCTGCTCCCATAAGGAGAACGCTCCCACCACCAGCCCGCAGACCCGGAGCCGTTGGAGAGGTATTTGATTCTGTTCGCGGCGGTAGCAAAGTAGCTGTACTGCGAGCCCTCACCGGCTTTCGAGTAGGTAGTCGAGCCGAAAATCTCAATCTCAGAGAAGAGGAAGAGCTTCATCGAGTTTGTGTTGATAGTCGAGCTCTGACTGCCTGCGGAGGTTTTCTTATTGACGCTCTTGAGCACCGCCTGCAGGTCGGACGGCAGAGTCGGCAAAAGCGTGTTTTGCAGCCACGAGTACATTTCAGAGCCGGTAAAGCCACCGCTATTTGTATTCGAGGCATTCATTCGGCGCGTAGTTGCCATAAGATTTTTCATGCCGAAGGTAATACCGGCTTTACCGCCGCTTGCGAGGTCGTCATGATTGAAGCCCATAATTACGAGCGTCAGGGTCTCGCTTCCGACCGTGATGTCCTTCGTGTCGCCGACAGACCAGAGCTGAGACGCCTTGCCCGTGGCAGAGGCTTTAGCAATCTGCGCCCATGTGTTCTTAGAGAGCACGCTGTTGAAGAACAGGCACTCAACGGAATAGGTCTGCCCGGAAGTCGTGATTGCCACGCTCACGGAGTCGGTCGTCTCTCCGCTCTTCGTAGCGGTAACGGTATAGGTACCGGACGCGGTAATCGTCAGGGAGAGCACGCCGCTCGAAGGCACGGTGCCGGAGAAGGTCTTCGTGCCGTTCGTGGCGGTAACGGTAGCGCCGGAGTCCGAGGTTACTTTCAGCGTAGCGGAGAAGTAGGAGAGCGAGATTTTATACTGCTTCACATCGTCCACGACAACGCTCTCGGTCGCGGTCTGCCCGTCCTTCGTCGCCGTTACGACCCATGTACCGTACCCCGTCAGATTGAAGGTCACGGTGCCGGTGCTTGTAGTGGTCAAGGTCTTTGAGCCGCATTTGCAGGTGACGGAGCTGCCGCTCAGAATTGTGGCGATAATCTGAGGCGGTATGCCGACCGTACCGAGCTGAGATTCGGGAATCTTACCGTCGCTTCCCAGAGTAGCTACGCCTCCCGCTGCGCCCTTTTGAGAAGTGGGGATATAGTCCATAGCGGGAAGCTGTCCCGAAGGGACTTTACCGTCAGCGCCGAGGCTTGCTACGCCTCCTGCCGCGCCTTTCTGCGAAGTCGGGATATAGGACAGACTCGGAAGCTGTTCCTCTTTCAGCTTGCCGGACTCGTCGAGGTCTGCCTTGTCCTTAAGTGCGGCGTCGATTTTATCCGCGTTCTCATTGAGGTCCGCAACGTCCGCGAAGTCTTCCGGCGCCGGCTTTTTCAGTTTGTAGTTGTCTGTGTAGGTAGCCATTAAGTAAGTACCTCCTCTTTCAAATCTTTCCACGTGAGCGGCTTGACCTCGCTCCATTTATAGGGCTTGACCTTAGCCCACGTGTTATAAAGAAGCTCTACCGTAAAGACCATGTTGTACGGCAAAATGCGCTCAAGCGTCTCGGAGATAATCATCTCCTGCTTCTTAACGCCGAGCGCGACTTTCACATTGACGGTAAAGGTCGCCGTCGTGATAGTCAAAATATAGCCTCCCGCTCCGCAGAGAGACTCAAGCAGAGCGGCGAGGCTTTTCCTTGTATACGGAATATTTTCATTGTACCGGCTGAGCAGCCGGAGCTTGCGGTCGTCAAGAGTATCAGTCGCAAAGGGCGTGATACCCAGCATTTTCTCTCTGCGGGCCACACCGTTCTCGGTGGCCTCGGAGATAAACTGGTCGTTCATGCAGTCCTCGCAGGCGTCCCAGATAGCTTGTACCTCCGGGGTCTCAGCCTCCATAATTGCCCGCATTTCCTGCACGTCTTTCAGCACATCGGGAAGATACTCTTTGAGGTCGATGGTCCTGATATTGTTGAAGTTACGCATTTGTGAACGACCCCCTCACAGCGACCGCGTCCTTATCGAGCGTGAGATTTCCTGCCTGACCGTTCAGGGTCGTGCCGGAAATGTCGACGATACCGGCTAACGCGAGGAGTCTCGACTCGATTTGCGATACGCGGACAATCAGCCCGGCCTCTTTACTCCACGTCGAGTTGAGCTCGAGATAATAGGCGTCAAGAGCGCTTTGAATGTACGGAAGGCACTCGGTCAAGTTCCAGCCCGCGGCGAAGGTCAAGGTCGTAGAGATATTGACCGTAGTACCCGCTGCGCCGACGACCGTAACCTCATGGTCGATAGGGGCAAGACCTATACCGTCGCCGCTGTTCTGCGTCGGGTCGATAGCCGTCTGAACGGTATTGATAAGGGTATCGGAAGGCGGCTGGTAATCGCTTCCCGTGATAACGAGCTTGACCGTTCCCGGACCTTTCCACGCACGGTAGGGCTTGCACCCGCCGAC